TATTCAGTTTATGGATGCAAAGTTGGTTCAAAAAGAACGTCCAGATATGAAAGCCATTGTAAAAAGAAGTCTAATGGTCTTTAGCAGTGTTATTGCTGGCGTAGCCCTGTATGATCAGTTTACTCCACTTATGGGTCAAATAAGTGAGATAGGTCAGCAAGTAGGTGGTACCGCTTCCACTACGGCGCAAGTATTCACTGGCAAACCAACATTTTAAACCGCCGGGCATTCAAAATGGGATATTACAAATGTCCAGCGGTATAAACTGGATAAAAATCTACAATATGTATGGCTTTATCCCAATCTTTCTTATACTGTATTGACCCAAACTGTGTCAATACACTATATTACTTACCTAGTGAGAGTTATCCCACCATAATTGCTCGATTCATCTGATGATATGGATGAACTAGAGGAAATAGACGATGACCTTGGAGACCGAGCAGTAGAGTTATTTCTGATTTTTGTCTTCAATAGTTGCAATTTCCCAAGGTCGATCAATGGGATCAGTTTTTTGTCAATCGTTTCGACACATGCCGCACAGATAATATATGTCGTATTGTATCGATGCGGGAAGTTTAGTCTACAAATGTTGTCGTCGCATACACCACAGCCACATTTGTCACACTGATTGGTCATATTGGCCGCGTCACACATATCGCAAGGCGTATGTATCCGTCTGCTGCATGAAGTTTGTTGCCCGACATCATGTATGGAGTGGATTCCGTACCTATATATGATGCTCATGGTTAATGTTGTTGTCCTTTTGTTTTATACCCATGGTCTCTGAGTATTAATTTATTTCAATTCTTTCATGGTATTTTCGCTAATGGTCGGTGGCGTGGTTGTTTCAAATCTCGTTTTCAAAACAGGAAATTTGTCGATGTCCATCACATGTCCTATGTGCTTTGACGCGATGTCTTTCTTTTTCACCACATACTGTGAAAACTCTGGTCGCTGCAGTTGCGCTTCAGGCGTGTGTCGATGTACCTGCCGCGCGATCATTTTGTACAGTTTGAAGGATGGGTATCGCTCATCGCCGTTTGATTTGTAAAGTACGTTGCGACCAGCGTCGTCCATGCACCACTCCTTGATGATTCCCATGACGCGGTTGTCTGGTTCCGATTCCATTTCGTCTTCAAGGTCGTCATAAATCGAACATGCCAGTCGACACAAATCAAAACTGAAGTTGGGTTCGATGCGCGGTTTGTCTGGATTATAGTAGGGTTCGGTGTTATATTGTGTTGACGCATCTGCCCCAGGTTTAAAACTGTCGCTGCACATGATTATACCGTTGTATGTGTAAATACTGCGTCCAAAGTCGATGATTTTTGCAATGCGTCCAAAGGTTGGAACCTTATAGTATGAGTTTCCAAGTTTGTAAAAGAGGAATGATTTTTTGGTCTCTACAAACATGATGTTGCTGCTGTGCAGGTCATTGTGTGTAAATGAAAACACACGTTGGTATGTGATGAGTGTCATTATGACCTGCATAAGAATACTAAACCATTCCTTGTCTGAGAGTTCTTCTTGAGACATAAGCGTGTCCAGTGTATAATCCATTTTCTCCATAAAGATGACTTCAACTGGAAACCTAGGGAGTGTTGCTAATACAATGGGTTCATCATCGTCAGAGGCTGATTCGTCGCTCCATTCATCGTCGGTTTCGGTTTTTGCGTCATTGTCCTCTCCCTTATCGTCTCCACTGTCTTCAGAGGTACACGACGTTCGCGATGAACAACTTGACGACGTATCATCATCATCATCAATGGTGATTTCAGCATCCTTTTCTGGTGACGTTTCTGTATAGGTATTCTCGATGCCGATGACTTCTAGGTCGGATGCGGCTAAATCTGCTAGTGATAGAATTGCTGTGGAGTTTTCGTCAGATGTTTCGAAAAGTCCATTGTATGCTATATCACTGATGTCTGATACGATTTCTTCGAGACTGTTTATCTTGGTAGATTCCGATGCTTCTACCAGAGGTGTGATAGAGATGGGCGGCATGCGTCCGCTTCGAGCCGTTCCTGTATTGATAATGTCATTAATGAAGAGTGAGTAGTCCTCTACTTGAAAGTCAACATCCTTGTGTGTATTAAAAAAGGAAGATTCGTGTAGATACTCCAGATCATCATATATATTGACCGATAGATTGCGTTTCACTCCTAAAAATGCGCCATAGTAAGAAATGCCATGAGCAAAGTTTGTATGGGTCTGGAGAAGGGTTGTAAACTGAGTGAACATGCCATCCACGTATGCACTGTTGTTGACATCGACCAGACAAGGGCTGGATGCATGTGAATCGATATAGGTTGGTAGGTTGAATATCTCATTGTTGTGAAATGTTTTACCAGTTAAAAACTTGAATGGGTCGGTTAAGGGGACAATCTTACAAAAAACTGAAGAAACCAATGTATTCTTGTTGTCTGTATTAGTCAGTTCTACCCGATATGATACAGGGGTTTCATTTTCGATAATTCTCGAAACATGTAAGGGTGTAGTCATGTTGACACATTCACAGTTGGTCGCATTCATCTCAAAAAACCTGTTATATATGGGGATGTAATTTTGAATAGATTCCATATCCATACATGTTTCTTCCTTAAGTTGGTTGAAAAGTTCGTGGTTTCGGCGTTTAGTGTAATTAACACGACAGTTGGAGTTTGTATGAGAGTTCATTAACCCATTATAACATATATAACTGCTCGTATAAACGCTTTATTGGGCGTGCATGCTTAAATATCGCGCGTTTGGTATATATATATTATACTCGATTAGTAATACATGACGCTTGAACTTAAGAAGTTTAGCATGAAAACTATTAGTTTTAAGCCAGACGAATCAAAAGGCCCTGTTTGTGTTCTTATCGGACGAAGAGACACAGGAAAAAGTTTTCTAGTTCGCGATTTGCTATATTACCACCAAGACATCCCCATCGGCGTTGTAATCGCAGGAACGGAGGAAGGAAACGGTTTTTACGGGAAGCTTGTTCCACGCCTCTTTATACATACTGAGTATAGTTCAGGTATTATTGAAAATATACTTAAACGGCAAAAAGGAGTTCTAAAACAAATAAAAAAAGATATCGAGACCAAGAGGCGTTCTACAATTGATCCGCGGACGTTCGTTATATTAGACGATTGTTTGTATGACGCTTCTTGGTCTCGAGATAAACTGATGCGACTTCTATTCATGAATGGGCGACATTGGAAGATCATGCTCATCATCACAATGCAGTATCCCCTTGGTATCCCACCGACACTGCGTACCAATATCGATTTTGTGTTTATCTTGCGTGAGCCGTATATCGCGAATCGAAAGCGCATTTACGAAAATTATGCAGGCATGTTTCCTACACTCGAATCCTTTTGCCAGGTTATGGATCAATGTACTGAAAACTATGAATGTCTTGTTATTAATAACAACTCAAAGTCAAACAAACTTAGTGAACAAGTGTTTTGGTACAAGGCTGATTCACATAACGACTTTCGGTTAGGTTCGAAGGAGTTCTGGGAGCTCTCTAAAAACATGGGGTCGGACGACGAGGACGAAAAGTACGATCCAGGAGCGAGCAAAAAGCGCGGCGCTGGACAGACCATCAACGTGAAAAAGTCAAAATGGTAATCAAATTACTATACGGCACCCACGACACCCGTTGCACAATTGTAATGATATCGTGTAAAATACACACAATATCATATATATCATATTATTCAAGGATCTAATTATACACCACCACCCACCTTAGTGTTTGTATTCGCAATACTAGACAGACCGCGATCTGTATTTATATCAGTCACAATATTATCCCCTTCAAACAGTTCGGATCGAATATCTCCCACAGAGACTTCTTCTTTAGAACCACCCAATGCCGTTTCCTGACTAATTATTCCACCAATGGAAATGAGGTTGCCGTCTTCGTCCACGTCCTGTGTAAGTGTGGTGTTATGCAACTCTGCCTTTTCTACATTGTCGCGAATGGCCTCCTTCTTGGTGTCCTTTACGCGCTTCTCGAACGCCATCTTGGCAAAATCCTGGTTCTTGATCTTCTCTTGCATTAGTTTGTTCAACTCATCCTCTAAGTATTCCACCCGACCTGTCTTGTAGGCGTCAGGTTCCCATGGCATCCACATACCAATGGGTCCGACATACACATCGTGGTTGGGATCCATTTCGCGTAACATTTTACAGCGGAGTTCTGCCTCTTCGAGTGTTGGGTACACGCCACGAACCTTTAGCCCTCGGACAGAAGTCTGGAAGTCGTGTGCTCGCAAAAACTCGGCGTCCAACTGGTCCTCCTTGGCATCCACAAAGTTTTTGTAATCCGCATCCACGGTCGTCTCTTTCAGGTTGTCAATCTCGTCTTTAGCAAAGCCTTTGAAGTCCTCGATGAGTGCTTCGGTTGAAAGATTATATTTGAACGCTAAAAAGTTCAAAAACTGATGATACTTTTCCATGGATTTAGATAATTCGTATTCCTTTATGAACTTCTCGAAAAAGAAAATATTCTTACTTTTCAATGTGCTTTCCGGCGATACGAATGACACGCATGTAAACTTTTGATTAGCAATTGGCTTATCTTCGTCTAACACATCGACGTATTTAATATTTGGGGTTCCATCTTCCTGTAATTTTCTGGGAAAAGTGGTAGAGGTAGAAGAACTATCCGACGACATTATGTATTACAGGACGCTGTATGTCTAAGTTCTTTGATATACCTTGTTGTTTATTATATTTCTCCATAGTTTAGCAGATAGTTGTATAATACAGTTCTCGCGAAATATTTTCTCAGCATTAAGTATAATACGATGTTCGACGCAACTGAATTGATAAAGCGCGTTATTAAATATCTAGTTGAAGGTCTTATGGTTGCCATTGCCGCATACGCCATCCCCAAGAGATCCTTGAACATGGAGGAGATTGGTCTTCTCGCTTTGACCGCCGCTGCTACGTTTAGCATTTTGGATACATACATCCCTAGTATGGGTGTAACTACCCGCTCTGGTGCAGGATTCGGTATCGGTGCCAACCTAGTTGGTTTCCCTGGAGGTCTCTAAGTCAGAGTATCTAGTAACAGAACAGTAACAATACATTAATGTATAATATATGGAACATCCATATATTATATATACTTGATTTCACAGCCCTCACCTAAATGGTGGCAATAAACTCCCAATCCAATTCGTCACAGATTTTTTTCCAAATAGAATCCTGTTCTATCAACTTTTCACGATCCTTTAGCATGGGTATGTGTTCCAAATAGGCTGTTTGGTCGAGAAGTTCAAACAGTTTATACACAACGTAATAGTAATGTAGGAAGTTTACGCGGTAGTCGGGACAATGCTTTGCATACGGATATTGAATTTCCATAAAGAAATTGCACAACGTCTTTTCCAACTCTTGACTTATCAAGACTGGTTGGATCCCTAACTTGTTCTTGATGAAATTAATGTGTTCGTAATACTTGTTGTATCCCAACTTCTTTAACAAATCTTTGCACTTGTAGTACGTCAAATCGCTCAGTTCGATACGTTCCTTTGTAATTTGACTTTTTAGGTTCTCTATCACTTCTGCAGGTATCTGTGTCGTCTCCTTTCCTTGAAACTGGGATAAAATTTCCTTGAAGTGATTGATCTTCTTATACGCGTAGAAACATACTTCCTTAGGAGGCTCCTTATACGATGGCTTGTCGTTCTCGACGAGATATTTTATGCTATTTCCACAAAGATTGCAAATCATCACACCTTCGTCTTCAATCGGTGACAATTCACCCTTATAGCAAGATTTACAAACGTCAGATGCATATACATATTTATCTACATCCAAAAAAGCGGTGTCGATATTCGACAAATATCGCTGAATGATATTATGGTTGCTGCTCTCCATGTTACGTATCGTTCTCTCGGCATCCGTATTCACCTTGAAAAAAGAATCCAATCTTGTATTTGGAACCATCTGATTGCTCCCATCAGATATCTGCTTCTTGTTTTCAAAATACCCAAATACGTATTTAGAATTATCTAGAAAATAGTCAGACTTGCTCTGTTTTAGGCATCGTATTTCAGACTTTATCGCATTCATCCTATCAACCCGTTCTAACTGCTGGTCTAATCTCTGACCAGACAATGCACTGCCTGTGATACGAGAATGCTTTTCTTTCAAGACACGCAACTCCAATGTCAACTCTTGAATACGACTTTCATCCTTTGAAAAATCAGATATTTTCTCCGAATGCTTGCCGTCTAGAGTGATAGTACTCTTCTCAGATACAATGATCTTCTTGTCTGTTTTTGGTTTGAAGGATGGCATCTAGCACACAAGGAGTAGTAATAAACTATACACGAATAACTCTATTTAGTTATACTATATATTATGAAATAATATATGTCATACCATCGTAATAATGAGAGAGAAATGCTGTGTACTCATTGTATATCATGGATATAGAACAGACATTGTCTGACACTGACATGCAATCGATAGACCCAAAAACGTTTGCGAAAATGTCCTTCATTTTCAATGCGGTCAATGATGGTTGGACAATACGAAAAAAAAAAGATAAATATGTATTTTCAAAACCACATGATAATCGTAAAGAAGTATTTGAAACCTCTTACCTTGAGGCTTTCATAAAAAAGAATTTACACATTAATAAGAAATATACTTAAATTAAATAGAATAGAATACTTCGTCTATTTAGGCGTTTTTCACGATTTTTTTATCTTTACCCTTAGTATAACTACAATGGGAGGAGGCCTTATGCAACTCGTCGCTTACGGCGCACAAGACGTTTACTTGACCGGTAATCCTCAGATTACCTTCTGGAAGGTGACCTACCGCAGGTACACCAACTTTGCCATCGAATCCATCGAGCAGACCTTCAACGGTCAAGCCGACTTTGGCCGCCGTGTGACATGCACCATCAGCAGAAATGGTGATCTTGCATACCGCACATACCTTCAGGTTACTCTCCCTGAGATCAACCAGAACATGGGTGTCGACGGCAAAAACTATGCTCGTTGGTTGGACTTCCCTGGAGAGCAACTTATCTCTCAGGTTGAGGTTGAGATTGGTGGTCAACGCATTGACCGTCAATACGGTGACTGGATGCACATCTGGAACCAACTCACCATGACTGCTGACCAACAGAAGGGTTACTTCAAGATGGTTGGTAACACCACCCAACTTACCTTCATCACCGACCCCAACTTCGCCGACATCGACGGACCTTGTGATGCCAACGGACCCCGCCAGGTCTGCGCTCCCCGCAAGGCTCTTCCCGAGACCACCCTTTACGTGCCCCTCCAATTCTGGTACTGCACCAACCCCGGTCTTGCTCTTCCTTTGATCGCCCTCCAATACCATGAGGTCAAGATCAACTTGGACTTGCGCCCCATCGACGAGTGCCTATGGGCTGTTGGTGACCTTGCCTGCACTGGCAGTTCCGCACAGACCTCCACCCTCTCATACAACCAATCCTTGGTTGCTGCTTCCCTCTATGTTGACTACGTCTTCCTCGACTCCGATGAGCGTCGTAGATTCGCACAGAACCCCCATGAGTACCTCATCTCTCAACTCCAGTTCACTGGCGACGAGTCTGTCGGTTCCTCCTCCAACAAGATCAAGCTCAACTTCAACCACCCATGTAAGGAGCTTATCTGGGTCGTCCAACCCGATGCCAACGTCGATTACTGTTCCTCTTTGTTGTGTAACACCGCCCTTTTCAAGGTCCTTGGTGCCCAACCTTTCAACTACACCGACGCCATCGATGCCCTTCCCAACGCTCTTCACTCCTTCGGCTCTGGTCTAGGTATTGAGGGTGAGACTGGTTTCATCAACTCCAACGTCTTCAATGACCCCTCTGCATACACTGCGGCCGCCACCAACGCCGGCAACACTGCTGTTGACCTTACCAACGCCGTCAACTCCGGTGTCTCCGATGCCGGATCCTTCGTCATGGCCGAGACCTCCCTCGACATGCATTGCTGGGGACAAAACCCCGTCGTTGTTGCCAAGCTTCAGCTTAACGGCCAAGACCGCTTCTCCGAGCGTGAGGGCTCCTACTTCGACGTCGTCCAACCCTACCAGGCACATACCCGTTCCCCCGACACAGGTATTAACTGCTTCTCCTTCGCACTTCGCCCTGAGGAGCACCAGCCTTCCGGCACATGCAACTTCTCCCGTATTGACAACGCCACCCTTCAATTGGTGCTTTCCAACGCCACCGTTAGTTCCACCAACACCGCCAAGGTTCGTGTCTATGCCACTAACTACAATGTCCTTCGTGTCATGAGTGGCATGGGCGGTTTAGCTTATTCAAACTGAGTGGAATGGGTGGTTTATTATCATAACATTTCAATATGTATTATTACCTATATAATTAGTGTAATAAGCATTTAAAGAGATTCATATTATATATACTATAATATGAGTGATCCTTCAGACCCTGTGTTTGATACCGTGAGCAGTAAGAGTGATTACATTCGACCCATTTATTCGTTTATTGAAAATGATATATGGAGGGTCGACTATGATAACAGACCGTCTTTTATTATTGATACTGAACAACTAGAAAAGATGATAAATTTTGCCAAACGATTCATATTTTTTAATCCCAATGATATTTATCCCTCTTATGCAGTGAATTATAAACGTGTGTCATTGTTAGAGTTTTTATATGGTGTCAATCCATGCACAGAATGTTACACATTTAAAAATGAAAACAGTACGGATATGCGTAGTATAAACGTATGTCTCACAAACCCTGTTTTTTATGAGCTAACTAAACAATATAATGTGGTAAGATATCTAAACAATGAAATAGTAGTTACAGCAGGACGTTATGCTGGAGAGATTAAGAACCACATGTGTGAAATTAAAACAAGCGATGATGAAACACAATATTTAATGATGTGTAATCAAGATAAACTATGCAAACTCTGTCCTATATCCTATGAAAAAATACTAGATTACGAAAAGAACCATGATAAGAAGATAATATGGTCGTATCATACAAATGGATACATTTTAGGTAACAATAAATTGTTTATGCATCAGGTAATAATGGATTGTTATGGTAATGGAAAAGGTACACGGACTGTCAGTGTAGATCATATTGACCAAGAACGTATGAATAATACATGGAATAATCTTCGTATCGCAACCAGAAAAGAGCAAGAACAAAACTCAACAGGTATTAAACAAGGTACCAAAAGAGCACGAAAGGTAGACACCCACCCCTACCCCGAGGGTATCACCCATGATATGTTGCCTAAGTATATACATTATCCCAAACCAGAAGAGTACGGTACAAATGGAAAAACCCGCACATATTTCGTCGTAGAAAAGCACCCCACGCTGATAGCCAACAAAAAGAAGCAGTTATGCTCCTCCAAGTCGGAGAAAGTATCTCCCGAGGAGAAGTTGCAGCAGGCGATCGACATCTTGGCGTATCTGGACAAGGGTGAGATGCCCCCAGAAAAAGAGCCCGCGCTCCCGAAGTACTACTCGTTAATCGAAGCCCGCGGCAAGCCGCATCTGGTATACGAGCGAAGACGCGAAGACGGAACGCGCATGAACGTGAAGATGGTCTTGCCCGAGGACTTCGACATGTCTTCGCAGGTGGCGCGTTTGGCAGCGAAGGTGTCCGCAAAGTATCCCGATGTGGTAGTGGAAGCATACTAATGTTATACCCTACGAGAATGCTCTGAAAAGTCTATGGGTCTACTGGCATTTCATGTCTGCACATTGGACAAGATACACATTTTCTAGTTGGATAATGTGTCCATCTAGAAGACTTTTCGATATGTTCGTTCCAACAACGCGTACAATATGTATGGTTGCACTCCGTGGTGATGACGTCGTCGCGATTTATTTCCCACGATGAAGTGTGATAAGACCATTTAAATGACTTCATAGTATCGTAACAAATAGGGCATTCACCGTCTTCTGAAATCTCTGGTGGGGTTTTTGCCAGGTCACGCTGTTTTTTAAACCCATTCCATCTGTAAACGAGTTCGTTAATCATTTTTTTTTTCGAATAATCCAGCGGAATTGGACTCAACATATATTTGCGGTTATAATGTCGGGTAGTTCTATGGGTTGGACCATGAACCACTGTGAGGTATTGCGCATAATGGTATGCGACATATCGCAACTCATTTGCGCGCAATAGGTGGAAATCAGGACAAAAGTCGTGCATCATGCAGTTCCATCCTTTATCGAGCAGCTCTCGTCTTCCATTCATGTTGCTATTACATCTGGTCATATGATGAGATGCACTGTTGCAAAACACACACCGTTCTACATCGCATTTCTTATGGTTCATTGTAAATATTTGACTGTAATTAACAGTTGTTGTTTGATGTGCACAGCATATAAATATATTATGCATTCAATTTTTCTAACCACGTCACATACCCACGCACTGGATGGTGCGTGTTGTGGGATGTGCAAAATGGGAGACAATCTAATAAGAATTGAATCATTCTTTCCCTACCATCCTACCGATGAGCTCCTAACTTGGCTCAGTGGGTATAAATGTAAAGTTAGACACAGGGACTCCTATTACGGCACCTGTGTAGTTGAAGTATCATCACGACTCTGTTGCGAAGTGTTAAACACATAGGACCTTAGCCGGTTGTATGTGGATGAACCCCCTGGAGCTGATCACTCCCGTTGCAGGTTTGACATGGAGTAGTCTTCGGTGGCTATCATCAATCGAATGGTAGTTTTCCGTGTGGATAGTGGTGATAATTAAATGTTGCATGCGAATTGTTTGGATTGTACTAATCGTAATGGGTAATTGTGTATAAACGACGCGCAATACCAAGTATAGCTTGTGGTTTATCCATAGTTATGCCCGTTCTGTGCCAATTGCAGAAAACAATCTTAGGGGACGCCCTATTTTTTACGATTAGGGGACGCCCTATTTTTTACGAGTTATCCTGCCTAATAAGAATTGATTCATTCTTTCCCTACCATCCTACCGATGAGCTCCTAACTTGGCTCAGTGGGTATAATGTAAAGTTAGACACAGACAGCATATTGGTGTCTGTGTAGTTGAAGTATCGTCACGACTCTGTTGCGAAGTGTTAAACACATATACCCTTAACCGGT